ATTGGTGGTTTTTTCTTAGGTTATGAAGGTGGAGACATAGGGCAAGAAGCCTTGTTTGGCGAAGAACAACCTATTTTGCCGTCGCACCGAGAGGCGTATGAAGCGGGTAAAACTGCTGCGGGCGTCGCAGCTTTCTTACCCGTGCCGTTTATGCTGGGCACTAAGCTCATGCCTGCAAACTTGGGAATGGCCACATATCTAAATAACGTGGCAACGCGTCGTGCCGCGCAAACCAAATTGGCAGAAGTGGAAAAAGTCACTTCGCAGATACCTTTTGGACCTCCAACTCTGGTTCAAGCGGAAGCGCGGGCCGCGTTACCTGCCGCTAGAGAGGCGGTAGAAGCAACTGCGGGTATGTCTACCGCAGCTAAAACTCAAGCGGAGCTGGCAAAAGACCCTCTTTTACAAAGGCTTGCACTCGGGTTTGAAAACGCCATGGCACGTGGCGGAGAAATGGCACGTGGCGCTCCAAAAGTAACTCTGGCTTTTGAGGGCTTTGTTGGTGCGGGTCAAACAGCCGGTGCTTTCATGGCAGAAGACATGGCTCCCGGCAGCGTCGGATACCGATTAGCTGGAGAATTAGGCGGAAGCATGGCTGCGATAGCTGCAACGTCGCCCATGGGCCTAATTATTTCAAAACTTGGCACCATCAAAAATATTTTAAGCCAAGCTACCGAAAAAATACCTGAGCAGGGTCTTCGCGGTATTCCGGGCGCTTTCCAAGAAAGCCGCCGAATTAAAGCGGTTAACAACATTCTCGACATCCTTGAGCGTAACGGCGAAGACGTCGATGCAATTATTAGAGAGCTGTCCTCTACTAAAGTATTTTTAGACCCGGACACCGGTGAAGTCATTCAGCCCACTGCTGCTTTGAAATCTGGTAGCCCGACACTAGCTGGCATTGAAAATGCGTTAGATAGTCTGGCCAGCGGATTGTCCGGCGAGCGTAATCAAGCAGCACAACAAATGCTCCGCGCTCAACGGTCCATTTTGTATGCTTTGATTAACACCAATGACCAAGCGGCATTACAAGAAGCAGGTGCAATTGCCAACCGTATTTTTGAAGGCTCTTTGGAACAACGCTTACAGCAGTCTACCGACAATGTTCTAAAAGCATTTCAACGTGTCGCAGGTGATGAACCTGTCGATAATATGCGTTTGTCGGAATCTCTGTACGATGTTATTAACAATAACATGCGTATTGCACGAGACCGCGAAAGATCACTGTGGGGCGCGGTTCAAGATCAAGACCTTCAGATAGATGGTGAACCCGCCTTTATTTCGGCATGGAAAAGTTCTTTGCCAAAAACGCCAGAAGCCTCAGAAACTTTCAGTGCCAAATTGGGCAGTCTTGAGCGGTTTGTTGAGCGTAAAACAAAAGAACTAGACCTTAACCCTGATCCTAATAATCCAACAGACCCGGCTAATTTAGCACCGTTAACTCTGCAAGAGTTGGTCGATATGCGCAGTAGAGCGTTGTCCTTGGGCCGCGAAGCACGAGCTAGAGGCGAACAAGACATTGCACACGTGGCCTTCAAGATGGCCGACGGAATGTTAGAAGATTTGAATGGCGCGGTAGGTAAAGACGGTGCTTACAACGTGGCCCGTGCTTACTCTCGTGCGTTGAACGATACGTTTACTCGCGCTTTTGCCGATAATGCACTTGCCACGACTAAAACAGGTGCGGAGCGCATTGCACCAGAACTACTGGCAGACCGTTTGTTCCGTGGTGGCGCTGATCCTACCTACTTGCGTTTGCAGGAAATTAACGACATCGGCACGTTTATGACACAGCAGGGGCTAGAAGGTGCCGAAGATACCGTAAACACTTTGCTTGGTGTAACAGACCGTATGTTACGCAATGCTGCGTCTGAGATTTTTGATCCAGAAACCGGAAGAGTAAATCCTAACCGGCTTGCTAAGTGGCAACGTGATAACAAAGCAATTTTGGAGCGTTTTCCTACCTTAGCCGCCGATTTAGCTAATGCAGAAACAGCAGAAAACACCTTGCGTGTTATGTTGAACACCAACCGCGACGCCGTGGGCGATTTGAAAGGTCAAATAACTTTTGCCGATTTGTTGCCGGATTCGAGTGAAAGCCCGACAGGCGTGATTGGGCGGATTTTTTCTCGCGGTAACCGCACTCCTATGCGTGACTTAAACAACCTTAAGCGCGTAATAGATGACGCTCCAGAAGAGTTGCGTAAGTCGGCTCGTCGAGGCTTGCAATACTCTATTTTAGACTGGGCCATGACTGGTGGCGGCAGCACCAGTACCACTTTTAGTCCCAGTGCTGTTTACGCAAAGTTGTTCGACAAGACGCCGAATGCTTTTGCTCGTGACATGAGCCCAATGACGTGGATGGTCAAAAACGAGATCATCTCGCAGGATGAAGTAAACAACCTGCGAAAATCGCTCGGCGAAATGATTAAGTACGAGGTGGGCGAAGCCAATGGGACTATCGGCGAGCTTGTAGAGCAAGCGGGACCAATGCTTGACTTTTACCTACGTGTTACCGGTTCTAACTTAGGTGCCCGTTACTCGCAGCTCATGGGCGGTGGCGGTGGTGACCTGATCGCCCGCCAAGCGGGTTCTCGTATTATGAGAGACGTCTTCGAGAAAATGCCACAAGGCATGAAGACCGATGTGATGACGGCTATGATGCGTGACCCCCAGCTCTTAGCAGCAATGCTTCGTAAGGGTCGAACCGAACGCGAAAAAGCAAACATTGCCGGTGCCGCAGCAAATCTTCTAAATGGCACATTTAATTTTGTAGGGGACACCTTGTTATTCCAGCCTGCTCGTCGCGTTGCACCATCCGTGGGTCGCGAAACAGCACCCGAGGAAGAAGGTGTTATCCCGGGATACAACGCGCCCGCTCCAACGCCCGCGCCGCAACCGAATTTGCCCCCGGCTAACCAGCAAGGGGCACTCGTACCGCCTGCCCGACTTCCCACTCAGGGCAGTGGTGCTGCGCCTAGCCCGACTCAATTCGCTTCTGCGACTCCCCAGTCACCACCCTCAACCCCTTCAGGAACGGTTGATAGGGCTAGGTTTGCAGCTTTATTCCCGGAAGATCGGGATTTAATGGGAATCGCTAGTTTAGCGGGGCAAGGCTGATGTCGATTTTTGGGGAATATAGCGGACCAGTAGGAGAGCGCGGTTACTACAGCGCTGCCGATTGGGACAAGCTACAGAACCCGGATTGGGCGGCTGACCAAGCCGAGTACGATAGGTTTGCGGAACAAGCCGCGGCCCGTGCAGAAAGCCGCGCCGAAGCAATGTCCCGGGCTCGCGAAGCTATCCCGTTTTCCTACACACAGTTTGGCCGTGGTGGCACGGAACCGGTGTTTAGCCTTGCGGGATATTCTGGCCATACGTCTGGTGGAACAGCCGGGCTTGCTGGATTCAGCGGAACGGGTAGTCCAGTAGGTTATTCCTCTAGCGGAGGAGGATCGACTTCCGGCGGCGGCGGTGGCGGCGGCGGTGGCGGTGGCGGCGGCGAACCTAACCCGAACCCCAACGTAGACCAAAAAGCAAAAGGCGGGGCGGTGTATCCCGTTCAACATATGCAGGAGGGCGGAATGATTGCATCGCCATACGCAAACCCAATGAAATCAAGTTACTCCGTAGCGCCACCTCCGGAAAAAACATATTCGGCTATGCCTATGCCTGTTGCTCGTAGTGGACCAATTATAAGTGACCCTTTGCCTATGCCCAGTCCTCAATCGCAAATGCCTCAGCCTGCTATCGGCGGCTTGTTTCAGCAGCTACATAGCCAGTTCGGACAGCAGATGGGACAGATGCAGGCGCAGCCGTTGCGTGTATATCAAAACTACCTTATGGAAACATATGCCGCTCCTGAAATGCAGCAACAGCAGCAGAAGGTAGATCACTTCCTTGACCTCGTAGACCAAGCCGAACGCGCCCACTTTGGTGCGGAAGAAAGCTTTGGGTTTGGGGGTGGCCCAATGGCGCAGCAATATCAACAAGCATTACCCGCACCTCGCGGTGGACCTATGCCCGGAAGCGGTATCATGGGCGGTGGTATAGCCTCGCTCATGGGCGGCTAGGGTACGTGAATATGTATGGCCAGAGTATCCGAAGACACTAACGTAACGATCCCTCTCAAAAACCTGTTGGGGATGCTGGCCATAACCGCCGTCGCAACGATGGCGTACTTTACTATCGAAGCACGGCTCACGGCCCTCGAACACAACATTGAAATGACCGATGTTGAAATCAAAGCAAACTCTGAGTTCCGCATCCTCTGGCCTAGAGGACAGCTTGGTTCGCTCCCGGCAGACGCTCGACAGGACATGTTACTTGAAGGTTTAGAGCGTGATCTGATTGAACTGCGCCAAATGCAAGATCGCGTTCACGAGCTAACTATTCGTATCGGGACAATGGAAGCTCTGTACGAAAAAGAAAAGCCCGAAGACCCTAAGTAAGCCAATCCCGTGCATCTTCACCTAACACCTCACTGGCCACATCTATCTTGGATCGCAAAGCGCCTAAGATTTTTTCGTCAATGGTTCCGGGCGTTACAAGGTCCACGTAAGTCACCTTGTTTGTCTGCCCAATACGGTGTGCCCTATCCTCAGATTGAAGACGTATTTCCAAATCGTAGCTGTTGCTGTAGTAAATCACCGTGTGGGCAGCGGTTAAGGTAATCCCGTAACCTCCTGTTTTTGGCTGTCCCACAAAGAAGCGCAGGGGATTGTCTTTCTGCTGGAAGCGTTCGACGATCTCCTGTCGCTCATCTTGGGGTGTTTCCCCGTAATAGGTTGCGACCGAATCGGGCCCGAAACGGTCGCGCAGGGCAGAAGCTATCTGTTGAATGTCGTGGGTATACGACGCCCAAATGATTGCTTTTCCCTGTAACTCGTCAGTGAGGTCCAACAACTCGTTCATCCGGTTGTTCTTGATCTCTTTGATCTCACCATCATCTGGCTGCAAATGGCCGCAGCAAATCTGTTGAAGACGCATAATCTGCGTCAGTACGCTGGCGGTCGTTGCCAGCTCACCCGACTCTAACTTTGCCAGAGCCAGCTTCTGCATCTGTCGGTACAGGCGCTCCTGCTCAGGGGTAAATGTAACCTCCCGGCGGATATACACCTTGGCAGGCAGGTCCAAGCAGTCCTCTTTAAGCACCCGGTTACTGAACCGGTCAAGCTTGTCAGATAGCTCGTCTAGGCGTCGGTAGCCCATGATCTGCTGGAAACTGCGGTGTCCCATGGTCCGTTTCGCGACGTTCGCGTACCGCGCTTGGAAGGCATAGTAGCTGTTAAAGCCCAGCGCTTTCTCGGCCAAGAAGTTGCACTGACTGAACAGGTCCATGGGGCTTTTGGTAATGGGGGAGCCGGTCAGAATACGGCGGTACTTAGCCCGCTTCTGCAACGCGATGATGTTCTTGGTCCGCGATGCTTTTCTGTTCTTGATTGTCGTGGATTCGTCCACGACAACGATGTTGTCCGGGTTCTGGTAAAGAAACGCCTCCGCAGCTTCCATGCCGCGGGGCGTCGAGAAGGCTTCAACATTTACTACGAAGACTTTTAGTTTGGGATCACGGTCCACGATGAAGTCCTTTAGCTCGTTCTCGAACTTCAATGTCTTAGCCGGGGTCCACCGTAGCACCTGACGCGGTATCCGCTTAGGCAAATGAATGGGAATTTCTCCCTTGACCCAGTTGTCGTAAACGCCCTTGGGTGCGATAACTAAAGCAGCCTTGATTTTGCCCGCCTCGTACAGCACACCCATGGTGTCGATGGCCACCTTAGTTTTTCCCGTGCCCATCTCCATGAGAAGCGCATAAAACTCCGCGGCCCACGAGTCTTCCAACGCCTTGCGCTGGTGGTCGTAGGGTTGTGTTTCGTAGTCGTAGGAGAGCATCTGTTCCTCTTTTTTAAAAACTGCTTGACAAGCTCATGGTATAAGATATTATCTACATTTGTCAAGGCCCGAAAGGTGCCTTTAACCACGAAAGGAGAAACACGATGAGTGATGACCTTACCAAGTTGATGGAGCAGGAGTTTGAAAAAACTGTTGCCTCATCGGTAGAAAAAATAGACCAGCAAGGCTTAACTTCGGTAGCTACGTTGGCCAGAACCATCCGCGATAAGGAAGCCCAAATCGACCACCTTGAGTCACAGCTCAAGGAAGAGAAGAAGGCGCTTCTGAAACTTACTGACGAGGATATGCCTGCAATGCTGGCGGAAATCGGACTCACTTCGTTTGTCTTGGACGACGGTTCCACCGTTGACATCAAGCAAACGTATGGAGCTTCGATCCTCGTTCAAAACCGTCCTCAAGCTTACGAGTGGCTACGCGAGAACGGGTACGACGACATTATCAAGAATACTGTCGCCTGCCAGTTTGGCCGTGGTGAGGACGATCTTGCCAGTGCCTTTTCTGCGTTTGCGCAGCAGCAAGGGTATACCCCAGAGCAAAAGACAGAGGTTCACCCCCAGACCCTCCGTGCGTTCGTTAAAGAACGTGTGGAAGCTGGTGACGAATTTCCTATGGAGCTTTTCGGGGCGTGGGTTGGTCAACGCGCAGTTATCAAGCGAGGTAAAAAATGAGTACGAAAGCAGTAGCCAAAGCTGGCGATAAAGAGGTGGCTGTATTTGATGCAGCTATGTTTGAGGCCGATGCAGGCCGTGGCATGGAGAACATGGGGCAAGAAGACTTAGCGCTTCCTTTCCTCAAGGTACTATCCGGCAACGATCCTGTCCTCGACGAAAATGAAGAGGCTCGTAAGGGCGATATATACAACACCGTTACTGGTGCGCTGTTCAAAGGTAAAGCTGGCATCCGAGTTGTGCCATGCGCTTACCAAAGACGGTTTATCCAGTGGGCTCCGCGTGGCAGCGGAAGCGGTGCGCCCGTGGCAATTTACGAACCCTCTGACGAGCGTCCTAAGACGGAGCGTTCACCCGATGACAACAAGGATTACGTTGTCGGCGGGGATGGCGACTACATCGAAGAGACGCATCAGCATTTCGTTGTACTCCTCAACGAGGACGGGTCGCACGAGACGGCACTAATTGCGATGAAATCTACGCAGCTCAAGAAGTCGCGTAAATGGAACAGCATGATGGCCTCTCGGTCGATGATGGGTGCGAACGGGCCGTTTACGCCCCCGCGCTTCTCCCACATTTACAACCTGAAAACGGTGTCTGAGGAAAACTCCAAAGGCTCGTGGCACGGATGGGAAATGTCGGTAGAAGGCCCCATCGACGACGCTGCCCTTTACACTCGGGCAAAGGGCTTTGCTGACAGCATCACCGCCGGTGACGTTGTTGTTAAGCATACGGACGATGAAGCGGGCGGTGGTGATACACCGTTCTAAGTAATCGTTACGGCGGGGCTTCGGCCTCGCCGTTTTTTCCGTATGGGGGCAACAATGTCAGTAGAAAAGTTTATGGCCATCTTCGATGGTCTGAAGGAAGCATATGGCTACTTCAAGATAGAAACCACCGGGTCCAACGGTAAGGCCAAAGGTAAGGCAGGCGTACTACGCGAACCACGGACCAAGAAGTTGTGGGAGAACCACCTATCTGGGAATGGAAGTGGTCTGGGTATCATACCCATCAACGAAGACAATATGTGCAAGTGGGGTTGCATCGACGTAGACCAGTACCCGCTAGACCACAAATTGCTTATCGACAAGATTCGGAGGCTTAAGCTGCCTCTGGTGGTGTGCCGATCTAAGTCCGGTGGCGCACACTGCTTTCTGTTTTCATCCGAGTGGGTGGAAGCAAAGGACATGCAGAAGGCTCTGCAAAATATGTCCGCGGCCCTCGGCTATGGCGACAGTGAGATATTCCCCAAGCAGATTAAGCTGCACCTCGACCGTGGTGACGTTGGTAACTTTCTAAATTTACCGTACTACGACCACGAGGGCGGCTTGCGCTATGCCTTCTTAGACGATGGCACGTCTGCAACGCTCGAAGAATTTTACGGCCTCTACGATAATTTTGTTCAAACCCCTGAAGAGATCGTTAAGCTACAGATAGTAGGCAGCGGCGAGACCGACCTACTGAAGGACGGTCCACCCTGTTTGCAGATACTGTGTAAGTCTGGCATCAGCGAAGGGGGCAGAAATAATGGTCTATTCAACATCGGGGTGTACCTACGCAAGGCATACCCGGACAGTTGGGAATCCGAAATCCTCAAGTACAACATGGAGCATCTGTCTCCGCCGTTACCTCTGCCGGAGGTCAACATAGTTGCAAAGCAGTTAGATCGGAAAGACTACGCCTACAAATGCAGTGACGCTCCAATCAACTCACATTGCAACAAAGAGCTTTGCCGTACCCGCAAATTTGGTGTTGGCGCTGCGGTAGCTGGCGCAACAATCGCAAACCTCCGTAAGTACAACTCCACCCCGCCTGTCTGGTTCATGGACGTGAATGGCGAACCGCTGGAGCTAGACACCGACGCCTTGATGAACCAAGCCATGTTTCAGAAGGCTTGCATGGAGCAGCTTAACTTCATGCCCCAGTCGGTACAAAAGAACATGTGGGAAAGCCGGATCAGTACCCTGCTCTCCGAAATGCGTGACAACGAAAGCGCGATCATAGAAGTGGCTCAGGATGCCAGCATTAGCGGTCAGTTCTATGATTACCTAGAAGAGTTCTGCCGTCATCTACAGCAGGCGCAGGACAAAGAAGAAATCCTATTACGCCGCCCATGGACCGATGAGGAACAGGGCATCACCTTCTTCCGGCTCAAAGACTTTGAAGCCTTTCTACGCAAGAATAAATTCTTTGAGTACAAGTCGCACAAGATCGCCCAGCGTCTACGTGACATCAACGGTGAAAGCATAGTGTTAAAAATTAAAGGCCGAGCAGTACGCGTGTGGCAAATCCCTGCGTTCGACAGCGTGGAGGTTGACCTTGATCCGCCGCAGTTTGGTAATCAAGGGGAGGCACCGTTTTGACCAAGTTGACCAAGGTAGAGTTAGCAGGCCGCAACATGCAAATTCTAAGAATGTATCAGCGCGGTATGACGTTCGCCGCTATAGGCAGACGAATGAACCTGTCCCGGGAGCGCATCCGCCAGATCGTTAGAAAATTAGAGGCCCTGTAATGTTCAGAATATTTGGCCCACCGGGCACGGGTAAAACTACGACCCTGCTCAACATGGTGGATGACGCACTCGAAAAGGGCACTGCACCAGAACGGATCGCTTTCCTAGCCTTCACACGTAAGGCGGCCAATGAAGCCAAGGAACGCGCCGCAGAGCGCTTTAATCTCGACCCTAAGAAAGACCTTATCTTCTTCCGAACGCTGCACAGTCTGGCTCTCACGATGACTGACATACGCCCAGAGCAGGTGATGCAGGATGAACACTACCGGGAGCTAAGTAAAAGCATAGGCGTAACGCTTGGCAGCGCCAAGAACACCAATTTCGATGAAGATATTCCCACCCTTGTCACCAGCAGTGATCCCATCTTGGGACTCATCAACCTCGCAAGATTACGAAAAGTTAATCTTCGCGATCAGTACAACATGAGCAACATCGAACCCGACTGGAACACGGTCAACTACGTGGACAAAAGCCTACGCGAATACAAACATGCGATGGGCCTGTACGACTTCACAGACATGCTCGAACACTTTGCCAAAGGTGCCGACAAGTTCTGCCCCACGTTCGACCTGTGCTTCCTCGACGAGGCACAAGACTTGAGCCCCCTACAGTGGGACATCGCCCACATTCTGGATAAGCAGTCCACGCGTATGTACTGCGCAGGCGATGATGACCAAGCGATATACCGCTGGGCTGGCGCTGACGTGGACCACTTTATTAACTTACCGGGCGGTAGCGAAACGCTATCGCAGTCATACCGCATCCCGTCGTCAGTCCATAACATTGCGGAGGGTGTCGTGCGCCGCATTTCCCGACGATTCCCAAAGGTATATAAGCCCCGCGAGGAGCCCGGGAAAGTGGCGCGGATCAACACTATTAACTCCCTCGACATGACGCAAGGGTCTTGGTTGATTTTGTCGCAGGCAGCCTACCAACTACAGCCCGTATACAACGACCTCAAGTCCGGCGGTTACCTCTTCACGTACCGCGGCAAACGGTCCATCAGCGAAAAGGTAAGCGAGGCCATTAACGGCTGGGAACAGTTACGCAAAGGCCGCGAAGTGTCCGGAAAGGTAGCACGGATTATCTACAGTTACATGTCTACCGGTAATCGTGTTACCAGAGGTTACAAAAAGCTGCCCGGCATCGACGATACCGACCTCGTGAAAATGGGCGACCTCGTAGCCGACCACGGCTTGCTGGCCACCACCGACATGATTTGGTCCGAGGCCATGGACAAACTGCCCGAGACTGACCGGGCCTACATCACTGCACTGCTGCGCAGGGGCGAGAAGTTTAACGGCATCCCCCGCATAACAGCATCCACGATCCACGGCTCAAAGGGCGGTGAGGCGGATAACGTCGTGTTATTCACGGACCTCAGCCCAGCAGCCGACGATGAAATGCGCATCAATCCTGATGACATGCACCGCGTGTTCTATGTTGGCGTCACAAGAACACGGCGTAATTTGTACATCGTAGACGCCGAAGATGTAACAAGGAGTTATGACCTATGAAGATGTCTTGGACCGAGTGGAAAGAGTACGAAGAGAAACGTCGCAAGCTGTTTGAAGAGAACGGCGTGGCCGACCTTGCAAGCTACCGCGCCAAAGCACGGTGGACCGACCCCAGTATTCCAGATGAAGAGATCGAAGGCGTCCGGTTTGAGTGGGACAAAGAGCGCAAAGAGTTTGTGAAGGCCGACTGATGCAGCGCGAAGAAATCTTACATAAGGCGGAGCAGTTAATTAACGGTAAGCGGGCCGCGGACTACGGCGATGCTTACGAAAACCACCAGCGCATAGCTAACTTATGGTCAGTCATTCTTGAAGCTGACGTAACCCCAGAGCAGGTTTATCAGTGCATGATCGCTGTTAAGCTGGCCCGATTAATAGTAACACCAGCACATGAAGACTCATGGTTAGACATATGTGGCTACGCTGCGCTGGGTGGAGAAGGTAATGGCAGGATTACAAATGACGATGTTCGCACCGAAAAGTGAGTGGGTTCCCCCGCTCGAACTACCGGACATCACGTCGGCAACTAAGATTGCCATCGACGTCGAAACACGCGACCCGAACCTGAAAACAAACGGACCCGGTTGGCCGACCGGGGACGGTGAAGTAGTGGGCTACGCCGTCGCAGTAGACGGCTGGTCTGGTTACCTGCCTGTCCGCCACATGGGCGGCGGTAACTTAGATGAGAAGATTGTTAACCGGTGGCTCAAGAAAGTATTTGAGTGCCCGGCAGACAAGATTATGCACAACGCCCAGTACGACCTTGGGTGGATCAAGCAGATGGGCTTTGAAGTCAAAGGCCGCGTCATCGACACCATGCTGATCGCATCGCTGCTCGACGAGAACAGATTCAGCTACAGCCTGAACGCCCTAGCTTACGACCACCTCAACAAGGTGAAGTCAGAGAAGGCACTCGTCGAAGCTGCCCGGGAGTTCGGTATCGACCCGAAAGCTGAAATGTGGAAGATGCCAGCCATGTACGTTGGACCTTACGCTGAAGGCGACGCTGAACTGACCCTCGAACTCTGGAACTTCTTCTCCGCACAACTTAGCAAAGAAGACCTTTGGCCTATCGCAAATCTCGAACTTGATCTCCTCCCATGTCTCGTTGACATGACCATGCGAGGCGTCCGCGTCGATACCGACCGGGTAGAGCGAACGAGGGATAGTCTGCTCAAACGAGAGAGGGAAGTCCTCAAGCAAATTAAGAATATCGTTGGCGGAGACGTGGAAATCTGGGCTGCGCAGTCGCTCGCTAAAGCGTTCGATAAAGTCGGCATCCATTATCCACAAACCGAAAAAGGCGCACCGAGCTTCACTAAGCTCTTCCTCCAAGAAAACAATCATCCCCTCGCGCAGCTCATCGTCCAAGCGCGGAATCTGAACAAGACATCCGGCACCTTCATCAACACCATCATGAAGCACTGCCACGCTGACGGCAGAATACACAGTCATATCAATCAAATTCGCTCCGACGATGGCGGCACAGTCTCTGGCCGCATTTCAATGTCCAACCCCAACCTTCAACAAATCCCGGCCCGCGACCCAGAACTTGGTCCTATGATCCGTAGTCTGTTCCTCCCAGAAGAAGGGGAGCAGTGGGCTGCCATTGACTTCTCGCAGCAGGAACCACGCATCTTGACCCATTATGCGCATGTATACGGGAAAATGCGAGGTATCGAACTGGACGGCGCGGCG